ACTGGCCTTTAAAAACACACTGGCCTTAGTGCAGGGTGGAAACTACGACAAGGCCGCAGAGAACATGATTCTGAGCAAGTGGCACAGTCAGACACCAGAACGGTGTGAGCGCTTGGCAAAACAAATGCGAACCGGGGTCTGGCAATAATGGATTGGTTGGCTACCCTCAAATCAGTGGCCCCAACCGTAGCGGCGGCACTTTTTGGCCCGTTGGGTGCAGTTGCCATAGCCTCAGTCGGGGAATTGTTGGGTGTGTCCGAGGCCACCAAAGATAAGATAAGCGATATTATCTTAACTGGACAGATGACACCAGATCAAATTGGCAAGCTGCGTGAACTTGAACTGGAGTACCAGAACAACGAGAAAGAGCGTGGCTTCAAGTACGCTGAACTCAGCTTCAAAGACCGTGACTCAGCACGCACCGCCAACGTGTCAGGAGGCACTCAGAAGCCTTTATTCTGGCTCAGCCTTCTCCTACTATCAATCACCCTCGGAACCGAGTGCATGGTGCTATTTAAGGGCTACCCTGAAGGTACAGACCCGTTGGTCGTTGGGCGTGTACTGGGGTTGATGGATGCCGTTGCCATGCTTGTACTGAGTTACTGGTACGGCACGACAAACGGATCGGCTATGAAGACTGAATTACTCGTTGCGAAGACCTGACCGGGCTTCCAAGCACTCCAGCAGCTTCTCCAGATAGTGCCGGGCTTTCTGCACATCTTTCAGTCCGTCCTTGTCCTTGTACCGGGCAATGTACTTGATGACGTTGCCGCGCAAGAAGCCCTCAAACTGTTCTGGACTCATCCATGCTTCCATTGCCTCCCAAGGTTGCACTTTCTTACTGGTGTAATGGTCGCCACCGACCTGTATCTCATTTGCACTCATGTCGTCGCCTTAGTTAATTGAATATCGTGGGGTCTTGGCTTTCCCGCCAGTATTGCGTGTAAACGTTTCTCGGTCAGTCGGTGACAGTGAATCATGGTTCTATGTGGCAAGGCTTCCAGCACCATTGCATAGTCTTCCAAAATGGCCCTGACTGCCTGAATGCCTGCACCGTCTAAACGGATTGGTTTACCCGCAAAGCTACGCTCTCCGGCCTCTGCAAGCGCCTTCAACGCATCAAATACCAAGTTGTCGCTGTCCTCAATGTGACCATGTTCAATCAAGGTTTCCATCAGGTTGACCGCATCGCTACAGACCGCCCAATCATCACGAGTTGGCTCTGCGGCTGTCTCAAGTGCAGCCAGGCCACTCCACATTCGCGTAAGCTGGTGTCTGCGTTGCTTCTCAGTCATCGGCTCTGTGGGGCTGGCAAGCATGGCATCCCACATCGAGTAAGTTTGTGTTTTCATCGTTTCTTGGGCAATGACTGCCAATGCGTCCAAAACTGTTCACCTTGATAGATGCTGTAAGTGGCAACACCACCAGCACTAAGCAGTTGCAGCTTGACGTTTCGGGGCGTGTTGACACTGATCGGTAACCAATACACATCTGTGCTTACTGCTACGGTTTGGTCAGTATTGATTGTGTGTGTGCAAGTTTTACCCTGGTCACACTTGTGATTGCATGGTGGGCAAGTCATGGCAGTTTGTTCCCGTAGTCGTCGAATGTCCGTCCTTGTGGTGGGCAGCAAGTGTGAAGACTTACCGGGCCAAGCGCACTCATAAGCCGCTTACCGCAACGTGGGCAGAAGTTGCGCTCAGCTAAATAAGATAGCGATAACCCAACGCTTGCAGCGTCATAGCCTGCGTCAAATGCTTCTTTGTGAAGCGACCCGTAAATTCCCGCTTCACTTGCGTGCTTCAACCACGCTTCGTCTTTAGTCATGTGTTTTTCTCCTTCAGTTTGGCTTCAATGGCTCGGTACTCATCCATGCTCATGTCAATCACCGACTGAGCGAGTTTTGGCGTATCACACAAAGGGAGAATGGCCTTAAAAATATCATCATCAGTCAACCCCACCCACTCGCGCTGTCCATCTTCTTTTCCTTGCCTGTACGATGCCCAATCCGGGGTAAATGGCTCTGGTTGCGCTAGGGCAGTTCTCAATTCATGCACAAACACCGATGTGTGCTCTGCATCTTTCCACTCCATCGTGTCCCAGCGGTCACATAGTGCGTGCGCTGCTTCGCGTACTGTTTTCATTCCTTACTCCTTTCCGCATTTATTGCAAAGTTCATTAGTCGGCTTATGCACGAATGTTCCGTTGCAAAAATGATTCGGCGCACAGTCATTAACAGGCTCCTGCTCTGGTTGCGATAGGGCGGCTTTGATTGCGGTGATGGCCGCGTAAGTCTGGTCTGATCGAGCATATTGCGAGAATACCTCAAGCGCCAGCTTCAGTGCTTCATCTTTAGTCATAGCGGTGCGTCCTCAAAGTTATTTGGGTTGAACTTAGGCAGCGGTGCGTTTGGCTGCTTCACGGGCAGCGTCAGGGGGAAGGGCCAGTTAGTCATTGCAGTCATCCTTAAAAACTAAATACATCACATAACCCGCGCCAAGACACAAGGCCAAGGCAATCAAGAGCACACAAAATAAGATAATCATGTGGCAAACCCTCGGCTTTGGCATTTCAAAGCATCTTCAGCACCGGGTCGCATTTGCTGGAATACTTCACCGTCACCGGTTCGATATGTATCGCGGTTCCAAATGCTTTCATTGGCAGACGTAGCAGCGCCCTTTAACTTAGGCATCAGGACAGCACCACCACGCACATAGCGCGGAGGGTTCTTATCGGTCAATGGCGCAAGTGCATGGGCCGGGTTGTGCCGATTCTCACGCAAGACTTTCCGAGTGCGTTCTTCGATGCTGCGTGTAATCTGTGCTTCGCCACTTTTGCGTGATAGCCCGGTCAGTTGGCTATTCATTTGGCATACCCTAAATAGGTCGTCAGACGCTTAATGCGGTCGTTGTGGTACTCAGACATACGGTGCGCGTATTCTTGGCTTGTTTGGGCCTCTAACAGGCCGCGCTGCGCTTGTTCAAGTTCACACACCGCCAGCGTCGTCGCGCTTGGTGTGCGAAACAGTTCTTTTAATTGTTCAATCATGGTTTTCTTCCTATTTTTAAAAGTTCAATACGTTCACGGTTGGTACGCAAGGTGCTGTACCGTTGATGCAAGCGTTCCAATACGACCACACGCCTGTGAATGGTTTTTTCTTCGTTAAGCAGCCTCAACACTTCTTCCTCTGTCAAAGCGGAAAGTTTATGATTAAGAACGCGCCAAGTAAGCATTAATTTTGTCCTCTAGTTGAGCGATAGTCTTGACGCATTTGCTGTACGCCCGTGCTGCCGCATTGTTGTCGCGTGTGCGAATTTTCAGTTCGGCTTTCGCCGTCTTGAGTTTGGCTTTCCATAAATTAATTCTTAACATAGTTCCCCCATAGCGATGTCAGATACGGTACGCTTGTCATGCAGCGCCGCCCAGATGCGTTCATCAACCGTTTTATTGGTCAACATGACGTAGCACCATACGTCTTGTGTCTGGCCGCTGCGGTGCAGTCGGCCTATTGTTTGTTCGTACAGTTCCAACGACCAAGGCAAGGACAAGAAAACGATCTTGCTGCCACCGTACTGTAGATTCAGACCGTGGCCTGCTGACTTGGGGTGTACCAAAAGCAATTCGACCTTACCAGCGTTCCAGCGTTCAATCACGCCAGCATCGTCCAGCGTCTGCGCCTTGGGGTAACGGCGCTTCAGTTCAGCCAGTTCTTCTTTGTACGTGTACGCAATGATGGTGTTAGCGTGTTGGTTCTCTTGCAGCAACTCATCCAGACGGTCAAACTTGTGGCTGCTGTACCAAACTGGCGTCTGGGTTGTGGTGAAGCGCCCCGGTGTGTCAGCCGCTACGACTTTGGTGTCGTAAATGAAGCCAGACGCCAACTGTTGTAATTTCCCCACCACCACGGCAGCGTTGACCGCCGCGATGCCTTCCAGCACGAATTCTTCTTTCATGGTCTTGTAGTTTGCCATGTCCATATCGCAACGCACCTCGACGGTGTGCAGTTGTGTCTCGCTGCTCTGCCCGGTCAGTACGAACGTGGCAGGCTTGATAACTGCCATGACTTTCTCAAGACTGCCTGGGCGCGGCGCCCACTCACCAAAGTCTTTGTTAACCAGTACAAAATACTGCTGCTGGAACGCGCCCTTGCTGCGGCCCAGCAGGGTCTGGTCGATGATCTTGCACTGGCCGAACACATCTTCCAAGCCGTTGCTGGTAAAACTGCCCGTCAAGCCCCAACGCACCTTACAGTCGATCAACTTGTGCAGCGCCTTGAATCTGGCTCCGCTCGGGTTCTTCAGGCGCGTCAGTTCATCAAACACAATCCCATCAAAATTCAGATGGGGCAAGGACTGCAAATTGTCGTAGTTGGTCACTACCACATCAGCCACTGAATTAAACGCAGCCAAGCGCTGTTTAGGCGTCCCCACGGCTACTGCTATCTTGAGTGTTGGTGACCACTTTGCCGCTTCTGCCGCCCAAACTGATTCAGCCACCCGTTTGGGGGCCAACACCAAAAATCTGTTGACGATCCCGTGGTGTAACGCATCGCGCATGGCGACCAAGGTAATGGCCGTCTTGCCTGCGCCCACAGGAGCGAGAATCATCGCCCTGTCGCGCTCGAACAGGAAGTCAGCCGCCTGCTCTTGATAAGGTCTTAAATTCATCTACTTGTTCCTTTGTCCATAAACACGCATAGTTCTGATTGAGCGCAGCCATATCAGCAGCAAACAACTTTTGCAACTCTGATAACCTACCACCCTTGGTCTTAAGTTCAACAAACCAAGTGCTGCCATCAGGCAAACAAGCTATCCTGTCAGCTACGCCCCTGCGCCCAGGTGAGGTGAACTTCCATGTTTTGCCACCCAGACGTTCAATCGTCCAAACAAAATGTTTTTCAACTTCTTTTTCTTTCATGTACAAAAGTTTATCACACTATTATTTATCTGTGCTATTATTCGTTCACCCAATCCGGGTAAACACGAAAGTACAGTATGAAAATAGAATTTTCCCGCGCCGAAATTGAGCGCATCATCTTGGATCATGCCAACAGTCTGATCCCCGCCGCTGAATTCAACAATATTTATAGTGGCTACAGTTTCATTCCGTCAACTGTGACAGTTGAAAAGAAAGAAGAAGATGCAACACAGTAAAGTCGTCGGCGGCTCGACCGCCAAGCGCGTCATCAACTGCCCCGGCAGTGTGGCCTTGGTGGCTCAGATGCCACCACAAGCGACTAGCAAGTACATGGCAGAGGGTACTGCCCTGCACACCGCCATTGACTTGTTGGTAAACGACGGTGACGCCAGCCCATACAGCTTGCTTGACAAAAGTTTTAATGGTGTGGCGTTAAGCGAAGATCACATTGAGAAGCTGAAGTCTGCGCTGGCGCTGCTTGACGAAATTGATCCTAGCCAAGACATGAACTACAACACTGAACAGCGCGTTAGCTTTGGCGACTTGTTGCCCGGTGTGTTTGGTTCAACTGACTTGATAGGTCGTATCGGAAACCGTGCGATAGTGCTAGACTGGAAATTCGGCGATGGCGTAATTGTCAGCGCGGAGGAAAACGAACAACTGATGTTCTACGCCGCTGCGTCAATGCGTACTAAAGAATCTAAGTGGGCGTTTGACGGCGCGACAGAAGTTGAGTGCGTTATCGTGCAGCCGCCCATGATTCGCCGCTGGGTCACAACGCCAGAGCGCATACAACAATTTGAAAGGGATTTGGTTTATGCAGTTAAACAGTCCGAGCGTCAGGATGCGCCTTTTGCAACTGGCGACCATTGCCGCTTCTGTACTGCCAAGCCTATCTGCCCCAAGATGACAGGCGCAGTTGACCGCGCTTTGAAAACGCAGCTTGATAACTTGGACGCTCCGACCATTAGCACCTATTTAAAAAATGCCGATATGCTAGAGGCTTGGATTACTGATCTGCGTTCATTGGCGTTGCAGATGCTTGAGTCGGGCGCTCAATTACCAGAATACAAATTGGTCGCCAAGCGTGCCATCCGCTCATGGTCAGATGAAGACAAGGCTAAAGTCGCCCTGTTTGCATTTGGCCTTACCGAATCCGAAGTGTTGGAGACATCCGTAATCAGTCCAGCTAAAGCCGAGAAGATTCTTAAAAAGAAGAAACTCGCTTTGCCAGCCGATTGCGTTGTCGCCATCAGTTCGGGTAACACACTGGCAAGCGCAAATGATCCGCGCCCTAGTGTGCTTTTAATCGGGCAGCAACTCTCTGCTGCTCTCTCTAAACTCCAATAGGAAATTATCATGCAGTTAACTACTTTCTCTCAAGCTGGTTTGCCCACCGTTGCCGCTATGGCAAGCGCCCTTCGTACTCTCGACCAAGATGTCGGCCCAAGCGGTGTTGTCATCCTGAAGATGGATAAGACGGGCCATTGGGTGTTTGGTGCTGACCAAACTGAAGTTGAGGATGGCAGCACTTGGGCCGTCAATCCTTTCTCCTTTGTTCACGGTTTTATCGCTTGGGGTGACGGCGAGGTGTTGGGCGAGAAGATGGTGTCGGTCACTCAGCCATTGCCTGAACTTGACGCTGCCCCTGCTGGCGCGAAGAAGGGCTGGGAAACTCAGGTTGGTATGTCTCTCAAGTGCTTGTCTGGTGAAGATAAGGGCATGGAAGCGCGTTACACCTCCACATCAGTGGGCGGTAAGAAAGGCGTTCAAGCCTTGGCTGTTGCCATCGCCACTCAGGTCGATTCCGACCAGACTAAGCCAGTGCCTGTTGTTCAGTTGAAAAAAGAACACTACGCACACAAGTCTTACGGACGTATATACACTCCTGTATTTGAAGTGGTAAGTTTTGCGTCTATGGACGGTGAAACAACAGAAGCAGAAGCCCCGGCTGCTGCGCCTGCTGGTCGTCGCCGTCGCGTAGCCGCTTAGTCCATTTCCTGATGCCCATTCGCAAGAGTGGGCATTGGAAAATGATCTACATCGACTTTGAAACCCGTTCACACTGCGACCTCAAGGCCGCAGGCGTTTATAACTACGCCCAGCATGGCACTACTGAAGTGCTGTGTATGTCTTACGCCATAGATGATGGCGAGGTGCAGACTTGGACATCAGGCCCATTGCCTGACTTTACAGGCCAGATAATCTACGCCCACAACGCCGCATTTGAGCGGCTGATCTTTTGGTACGTCTTACAGCAAGATTACGCGCTGGAGCAGTTTTATTGCACCGCCGCCCAATCCCGTGCCAACTGTGCGCCTGGTTCGCTGGAAGACGTTGGCCGCTTTGCTGGCGCATCCATGAAGAAAGACCACCGGGGCGCTGCGCTCATCCGCAAGATGTCCGTCCCCCCTTTCGAAGAGTCGGCCGAGTTGACCGCCGAAATGATTGCCTACTGTGAGCAGGACGTTCGGGCCATGCGTGCCATCAGCAAGTCCATGCGCCCCCTGTCGGCTGAAGAACTAGGCGACTACCATGTCAACGAGCGCATCAATGACCGTGGCGTGCTGGTGGATGTGGCGCTGTGTAAAGCAGCAGTCAAGTACGCCGCCGCTGAATTGCTTGAGATACAGGCTATTGTCGCCGAGGTGACATGCGGTGCAATCACCAGCGTTCGCTCCCCCAAGATGCGCGATTGGGTTTTCGAGCGTGTGGATGAAGATGCTCGTAAGCTGATGCAGAAGGATGGCAAGATTAGCATTGACAAGACCGTTCGGGCTAATCTGTTGAATTGCGATGGTGTGCCGCCAGATGTGCAGGAAGTCATCCAGTGCGCCGACGACCTGTGGGCATCCAGCGTAGCCAAGTTCAATCGTCTGGCCCAACTGGCCGACGAAGAAGATGCCAGAGTGCGCGGTGCGTTTGTCTTTGCTGGTGGCAGTGCCACAGGCCGGGCCAGCAGCTACGGCGCTCAAGTCCACAACTTCACCCGCAAGTGCGCTGCCCAGCCTGATGATGTGCGCCAGGCGATGGTTCGCGGTCATTCGATTGTTCCTCAGTTTGGAAAGCGCGTCACTGATGTTCTCAAGGGGATGCTGCGCCCTGCGCTGATGCCAGCCCCCGGCAAGGTTCTGGTCGTTGCTGATTGGGCTGCTATTGAAGCTAGGGTAAACCCTTGGTTGTCTAACTGCAAGGCAGGCGAGGAAAAGCTGAAGCTATTCGCGTCTGGCGAGGACGTTTATAAAGTCAACGCCAGTGCGACCTTTCACGTCCCTGTCGATATGGTCAACAAAGACCAGCGCCAAATTGGCAAGGTTCAAGAGTTGGCCTGCGGGTTTGCTGGTGGCATCGGCGCTTTCGCTGCGATGGGCCGCGCCTACGGTATTTCACTGCCTGAGTCAGACGCCAAGCGCATGGTTGACGGATGGCGTAGGGCAAACCCTTGGGCAGTTCGGTACTGGCAAGACCTAGAATCTGCTTACACCCGCGCCATGCGTAATAAAGGTAAAGAGATAGCCATTGGTCGAGTCGTCTATCTATTTGACGGCCAGCACCTTTGGTATGCCTTACCCTCTGGCCGGGTTCTTTGTTACCCCTACGCTCGTCTGGAAACCGATGGTATTACTTACGCCAAGTCCGCTTGGAAGCCTGCCGCTGACGCCAAAGAATGGCCCCGCGCCCGTCTGTGGAAGGGTCTGGCCTGCGAGAATATCACTCAGGCTGTCGCCAATGATCTTTTACGCGCTGCGCTGCGCCAACTGGACGATGTAGTGCTGCACGTTCACGACGAAATTGTGATCGAAACAAATGCGCCAGATGCTGACGCATTGCGTTCGACCATGTGTACCCCACCCATTTGGGCTGCGGGTTTACCCCTAGACGCTGAAGTCTCAATAATGGAAAGGTATGGAAAATGAATTTTCTGGATTACTTATCAAGTATCGCCCCCGATGGCGAGACAGTTCTGATTGTGCGGCAGAAGCCTGCGGTTCCCGAGGCGTTCCACGCCGATGGCGCTCTCAAGTGTAGTTGGCCTGCTTATCTGCCTGAAAAGTGGAAGCCTGGTCAGGCTTGGTACGCCAACACGGGTTGTTTCATTCTGGATCGGTTTGAGGCCAACCGCCCGTCTGCCCGTGCTGACAATTGTGAGCGTGTCGCTTTTCTGGTGCTGGATGACGTTGGCACTAAGGCCAAAGTCCCACCCATCGCCCCGACTTGGATTATGGAGACATCACCCAATAATTACCAGTACGGTTACACCTTTGCGCTTGACGACCAACCGACCAAGGGCGACTTTAGCGCGGCCATTGTCGCCATTGCCGAGGCAGGCTATACCGATGGTGGCGCGATCAATGCGGTGCGTAACTTTAGATTGCCCGGTTCAATCAACCTCAAGCCCGGCAAAAACAATTTTGCTTCCAATTTGGCAGATTTCCACCCAGACCGTGAGTTTTCCCTGCCTGAGATATGCGCCGCCCTTGGTGTCAAGCCATTGCCTGCCGACACATCTACCCACCGATCCATTCGCCTGACCGATGACGGCGGTGACGATGTGCTGGCGTGGGTTGCAACCCAAGGCGACTTGTTGGAAAAAGGCAATTCGAGCGGATGGTGGGGCGTGGTCTGTCCAAACCATGAGGCTCACTCAGACGGTAACCCGATGGGCCGCTATAACCCTTTGAATCGCGCCTACTGTTGCTTGCATGAGCATTGCGCCGAGTGGGACAGCGCCGCCTATCTGACGTGGGTTGATTCCCAAGGTGGCCCTAAGCATTCGCACGGTCTGCGTGACGAGTTGCTGGCCGCTGTCATGGACGGCGCATTGTCCAAGCTGGCCCCTACGCCGGACTACCCCGATGAAGCCGCCGCCGTGATTGCTCAAGTCGAGCAGCGTGAACTCGGCCGCATTGAAAAGGCATCTTGGTATGAGCGTTTTGCGTACCTCCAAGATGATGACGGTTATTTTGATATGCAAGACCGCCGCGAAATAATGCGTAAGTCATTCAATGCGGTGTTCAGGCACATAAAATGCTTGTCGATCCACACCCAGCGCAAAGTCGAGGCGAGCATATCGTTCGACGAGAACCGCCAAGCCAAGGGCGCTCGGTCATTGGTCGGCATCACTTACGCCGCTGGCGAGTCGGTGCTCGTATCGCGTGACGGCTTGGTGTACGGCAACCGCTGGAAAGATGCCCGACCGACACCTATTAAGGGCGACATCTCGCTATGGATGCGCCACCTTGAGCGCATGATCCCGGTCGATTTCGAGCGCGAGCACCTCTTGAACGTTTTCGCCCACAAGGTGCAGTTTCCCGGCCATAAGATCAATCACGCCGTGTTGCTGGGCGGCAATCATGGTTCAGGCAAAGACACCCTGTTTGCGCCGTTCTTTTGGGCTATTGGTGGTGCTGCCAAGCACAATTGTTCGCTAGTCAAAAATGAAGAGTTAACGTCCCAATGGGGCTATGCCCTTGAGTGCGAAGTCATGGAGATTGCCGAGTTGCGCCAAGCCGAGGCCAAAGACCGCCGCGCATTGGAGAACACCCTCAAGCCTATCATTGCCGCCCCGCCTGAGTTGCTGCCCATTAACCGCAAGGGACTGCACCCTTACCAAGCGCTTAACCGGGTTTTCGTGGTGGCGTTCTCAAATGAGCGTGTCGCTATCTCATTGCCCTCAGAGGATCGCCGCTGGTTCGTCTTGTGGTCGGATGCGCTCAAGCTGCCCGAATCGGATGCCGTGGCCCTCTGGACATGGTACAAGTCCCGTAACGGCTTCGCCGCCGTGGCCGAGTATCTGCACACCCGTGATGTGTCAGCGTTCAACCCATCGGCTGTCCCCCCGATGACCGAGGCCAAATTGATTATGGTTGAGCACGGCCACAGCGCCGCCGAATCCTGGTTGATCAACTTAATTACAACCCGTGGCCGGGTATTCGTGAATGGCGTCATTGGGGCGCCTTTCCACGCGGTATGCGAAGACTTGCAGCTATATGCGCCCCCTAATGTGCG